AACTGCGACTACATAGACGCTGACGGTGAGGTCATTGCCGCTGCAACGACTGATAAGCGCGTTACTGTCAACGGTGTCGTAGGTCTGTACTTGCAGTCGAAGAACAACGGTAACAGGCTCTTCTTTGCTTGCTCTGGCGGCGGCAATGGCTCGTCGTGGCGCAGTCGCGGCTCCAGCGGTAGCTACTGGTCTGCGTCGTTCTACTCTGCCCGCAATGCTCGGGACTTGCACTTCAGCAGTGGTGGCGTGAATCCGCAGTACAACGACAATCGGTACTACGGGTTCGCCGTGCGCCCGGTTCAGTAATATCGTTCTGCCCAAACAGAACAAAGAGAACAAAACCAATTCATTCGGAGTGTGCCTCCAAGGCCGCTCACCAAAGCGGCCACAAAGGCATACTCCGCAATGGAAGGGTAAAAGGTAACTAAAGAGAGATAAAATGCAGATTTCGGAGATCATTGCAATAGAAAGTGCGAGACAAGACTCAGAGACTTTCAATGTGATTCACCTTCTGAAAGAGGGTGACTTCTACCGTGCGCATGACTGGTCAGCATGGCTGATGACAACATTCCCGTTCGGTGAAGCACAAGAGAAGCCTTTGAAGGTCATTGCGAAGAAACTGAAAGACGGCTATATTGACGCATTCTGCGGCTTTCCTGCCTCGTCGATAGGAAAGTACATACCGCAGGGCATGGAGTTCAAGGCCATTTCAGACGTTCAGATAGACGTGAAGACTGAGATTCCTGCTGAGATTGGAGAGGTGAGTTTCGACAATCTCAACAGTATGAAGGAAGAGTGGAAAAACTCTTTGCCCCTACAGGAAGGTAAGAAGCAGAAGCGTGAGGATCGTGAGGCCCAGGAATATGCGCCTCGGTTCATGCGCATGTCTGACATCATTGGCCGACTTGTTTCATTGCCTATGGAAGACCTCTCACCAAGAGAAGCCTTCGAGATACTTCGTGATCTTCGCAGACAGGCTATTGCATTGTATTAGGAATAGGATTAACTTTTAACAAGGATGGTTCAGAACGATATTCACAGGCTACACGTCCTTCTCTTAGGAGCGGGAAAAATCAAAGATGCACTCTGGTTTTCTCTGGAATCCCTCTGTGCAGTCGTGCAAGGCTGTAGCCGAAAGCTCTTCTTTGCTTGCTCTGGCAACGGCAATGGCTCGTCGTGGAACAATCGCGGCTCCAACGGTAACTACTGGTCTGCCTCGTTCAACTCTGCCCGCAATGCTCGGAACTTGAACTTCAACAGTGGTGGCGTGAATCCGCAGAACAACAACAATCGGTACAACGGGTTCGCCGTGCGCCCGGTTCAGCATACAATTCTGGCTATCCTTTTTCTTCTGATATATGGTACTGACACGTCAGCAGCTATTACTCGACCTGTATCAGGCATACTACGATGCGAAGAGACACAAATCGAAACGCTGTTATGTCAAGGCGTGGGAAAAGAACTTGAAGCAGAACATGGAGGACTTATGCGACGATCTGTATTACAGACGTTACAAGCCTTTGCCGTCGAAATGCTTCATCGTGGATTATCCCAAGAAGAGGGAGATATTCGCTGCCGTGTTCAGGGACCGTATAGTACATCACCTGTACTTCAACTATACACATGGCCTGTACGAGAGAACATTTATCCAAGACACTTACTCATGTATAAAGGATCGTGGCACTCACTACGGTATAGGCCGAATCACGGACTTCTGCAGGAAGGAAAGTCGCAACTGGCAAAGGCCGTGCTATGTGATGCACCTCGACATCAGAGGCTATTTCATGCACATCGTGAGAAAGAAACTTCTGGAGATCGCTACTTCGAGTCTGAGGAAGATGTCTACTCACAGGATAAGCAAAGACAGTCGGGAGACATGGGGCGAGGTCTTGGATATGGATCTGCTGATATGGCTTACGGAAGTGATAGTCATGCTGAATCCGAAAGAGAACTGCATCATCTGTGGCTCGAAAGAGGACTGGATAGGCTTAGATCCTGCAAAGTCGATGCTGAATCTGGAAAACGGCCTTGGCCTGCCCATCGGCAACTTGACAAGCCAGCTATTCTCGAATGTGTATCTGAACGTGTTCGACCAGTTCATGAAGAGAGTGCTGAAATGTCGGTACTATGGCAGATATGTGGACGATGCAGCTGTGATCAGTTCGGACAAAGACTGGCTACTGAGCTTAGTGCCGAAGATAAGGCAGTTCATGAAAGAAGAGTTAGGCTTGGATCTGCACATGGGCAAGCTGGAGATCTCGGAAGTGCATCATGGCGTGGAATTTCTCGGTGCCTTTATCAAGCCCTACAGGATATATATCTCGAATCATGCTCTGGCGAGGATGAAAGAGAAGATTGCGGAGTTCGATTTCTCGAAGCCGAAGAAAATCCTGAGAAGCGTCAACTCGTACTTGGGAATATTCAGGCATGTATCTGCATTCAACCTTTGCCGCAAGCTCCTTATGACAAAGGAGATTCTGAGAATAGGCATATTCAATCACGATATGACCAAACTTACAGACAGGTTTTTATTTTATAAATCTTTAAAATTTAGCGATTATGAACAAGGTATTTGGAAACAAGACAGACTTCGCTCCTATCAGAGAGGATGCAAGCAGAGTGATCATCAGCTACGGCTATCAGGAAGAGCCCGACGGTGTAAAAGCTACGTGGATTGAGATCTACATCTACAAGAAGCAGATCTCGCAGATCTCGTTAGCCGACGTTAAGAAGGCCATCATCGATGACATCAACGCCCGTACCGACGAGAAGATCTTGGTTGGCTTCGTGTGGAACGGCAAGCCCGTGTATCTGTCGAAAGAGAATCAGGAGAACTATCTTGGTGCTTTGACTGCAGCACAGCTGACCGACGGTGAGAATCTGCCAATCAAGTTCAAGCTCGGTGAAGACGAGAACGGTTTGCCCGTGTATCACACCTTTACGGCTGTGAACACCCTCAAGCAGTTCTACCTCGCTGGTGTGGCCTACATCAACCAGGTGCTTAACGAGGGCTGGGTGGAAAAAGACGGCATCGACTTCTCGCCCTACGAAGACATGTTCCCCAACACTAACGCATCAGAGTAGTTATGCCCTATGATGACGATGCTAATCTTATCCTCTGTCTTGGCCGTACTCTACACGGGTACGGCCATCTGGAGGAAGAACAGGTTGCCGGATTCGGTGTCAGCTATGGTCTATGACCTTCCGAAAGCGGGACAATACCTGTGGACGGTGTGGATCTGGGCCGTTACGCTACTGTTATGCCCGAAGCTCTTTGAGATTGTGCCTGAGAACTTTGAAGTGTTGGCCCATTGCTTCGCCACAAGCATGATGTTTATCGGTGCAATGCCATTGGTCAAAGGCGAACAGAACAAAGCTCATAACGTGCTTGGCATAACCGCAGGGATATTCTCGCAGATATGCGTGTTTGTCATCGATCCTGACTGGCTCAGTTCGTGGATGCTGTTTGTGTTTCTCGTAGGCAGCATCTATGTGCAGCCGCAGGGATGGCTCGGAAAGGCCATGAAAGGGAAAACAATATTTGTGGCAGAGGCCGTATGCTGGCTCTCGGTCATGGGAAGTCTAATCTTTAACTGATGTAGTTATGGAACCAACACCTGGAACAAAAGGTGTGCTCTGGGCTACGATAGGTGCCGAGTTGCTGAGCGTCGTTTATGACCTGAGATATATGGTGATATTCTCGCTTGCACTGATACTGGCCGATCTGTGGTGGGGCTATTCCGAGAACAAGATGCGCTACAGGAAAGCACAAAAGGAAGGCAGCGAGTACGGCATGGATAAATACAAGTGGCACAAGTCGAGGGCCGGGCGCAGGACAGCTAACAAGATAGTGGACTATCTGACATATCTCGTCGTAGGTGCTTTGTTCGGACTGGCCATCACTGAGCCGATGGATATTTGCACGCATGTATGGACTGCCGCCATCGGACTTGGCATAGGTGCTGCCTGTGAGATCGCTTCGATTATCGGGCATGTTGCCTATGTCAGGATGGGCGTAGAGATAAGCATGGTTGACGGATTCATGGCCTTCATGAGATTCCTTGGCAAGCTGATTCGGGTTAAGAGCAACGAGATAGGCGATGCCGTTGAAGATCTCGGCCATGAACACCACCACCATCATCATCATCATGTAGATCATTACGACGAGGAACAAAACGTGGAGGATTGAATATGGATTTATATTTGAAAAGAATAGCAAGAAAGAAAACATACACAATAGGCAAACTCTTCATCGACGGTGTTTACTTCTGTGACACTATCGAGGATTGTGACAGAGGACTGAAACAGACCGATGCCTATGCCGCCAATAAGAGAAAGAAAGTGCAGAACGAGACCGCCATACCTACGGGCCGCTACCAGGTGACGCTTGGCGTGCAGTCTGAGCGATTCAAAAAGAAGGCCCAATACGCTTTCTGTAACGGTTACTTGCCCCGACTGTTGAACGTGCCTTGCTTTGAAGGTGTTCTGATACACATAGGCAACACGGCACAAGACAGCTCCGGCTGCATTCTCGTAGGCGAGAACAAAGTGGTCGGTCAGGTTATCAATTCGACGAAGACCTTTCTGAGACTGTATGACAAGCTGCAGCAGGCCAAAGGGCTTATCTTCATCAAAATAGAATAGTATGAACAGGGAAGACAGGGAGTTTTATCAGAGGATTGCAGGCTATGGAGGTGGTGGTCTTGGAAGAGGCTGCGGGCCAACGCTGATGTGCATGATAGCTTTGTTCGTATTTCTGTGCTTGATGGGTTGTAAGAGTACAGAATACGTGCCAGTTGTAGAGAAGCACACTGAAACGATTCACCATCACGATTCGGTGAAGGAGATAGATTCGGTCATGACAGAGAAGACCACGATCATAAGAGAGGTGGATTCGGCTTTGATGGCCCAATACGGCATACAGCTCAAAGCCAATGAGAGGGCATGGCTTATCCAGACAGAGAAGTTACAGAAGGAGATCTCACGACTGCGAGAGCTTCAAAAAGACTCTGTTGCCAAACAAGACTCGGTGCCTCAGATAGTAATAAGGGAAGTGGAGAAGAAACAAAGCTTCGGCCAAAGAATCTCCACGTTCTTTTCCGACATAGTTATGTTTTTGATTATCTTCATAGTAGTACTGACGGTTTATTGGTTGATTAAGAATGGGCTACGGCGGTAGCCGCAATGGGTTAGTAGTAATTTAGTTTTTTTAAGTGGAGGGGTGTGCCAGTGATGACACACCCCTTTTCAGTTACTCAACAACTTCCACCTTAAGAGAGTCCAAAGCATTAGAGACGGCCCTGAATATATACCCGTCCAACACTTTGCGGCATTTCTCGCACTCAGGATCATGCACGATACCTGTAGTTCCCTTGTAATCCTCCAATAGAAGGACATGTCCGTAGTTATCGACGACGGGCCTTGTCACCACACCGTTATTGCCAGAGCAGAACTGCATCGTGGCCAACAATAGCAGAATAGCGACGATGGCCGCAGCGACAACATACTTCTTGGGAATCTGACTTAGCTGAATCGGAATCTCGGATTTTGACGGTTCCGATTGCGGTCTTTGCTTTCCTAATGCCATAGTCAGAGCAAGCTATCCAGTTCAGATGCCTTGAGCAGGTCGAAACAGATGCTCATTGACAGATTCTCGTACTTCTTAGCAGAGGCTTCATCGAGACTTGCCTTTGCATCGTCATAGTTCTGACGTGCAACATTAGCTGCTTTCTCAAGCTGTTCCACGAGGTTGTGGACGGCTTTCTTCACGTTTTCTAATTTTTGTTCGTTCATAACTTTTGAAATTTAAATGATTATATCCGGGTGTGGACTTTTCTTCTTTTTATTGTTCTCGTACTGTTTGGCTTTCTCTTCACGGGATAGTTTCTTCTTTGGTTTCTTTGCACTTTCCTCACGCAGACGCTTTCGCTCTGCCGCCTCTAATTTCTTACGTTCGAGTTCAGCGGCCAGACGCTCTTTCTGTTTCTCGTCAGCGCATTTGTCCCTCAATTCATAGAGGCGGTCATTGAGCATGTTCTGAACTGAAATGGCCTCGTTTCTGTCAAGATAGACATTGCCTTTTGCGAGACGGAACAAATCTGAGAAGCTGCCGATCCATTCCGTTTCTACGAGAACAAAATCCATCGTCATCATGCTTGAACGGACGTACCAATACTGTGTCTTGATCTCTGGAATAAGGCCGAGATCAGGCTCTACTTTTACTTGTTTCTTCATTGAAATAGTGATGTTTGATGTGAGTATTTACGTTGTCGTTGTCTCTGTATAGATAGACGTACCTGACGTATTGCAGATTCACGGCCTAAGAGAGATTCCTCGTATTCACGTAGTTCCTGCTCTGATTCGGCTATGTAATAGCCATTACTCGTAGCGATCAGACACGGCACGAGGTCGTTGGTGCGGATATGATTTATCAGTTTGCGGACACGGGCATCTGAGATCTTCAATCCGAGGTTTCTGTTCATGCCGTCAATGATGGCCTTATTCGTCACAGACATAGCTTTGCCAATCTTTGTCTGCAAGCCTCTGACGAGCTGAGGCAAAAGTGTTTGCTCTTCATACTCAGTCAGAGGTTCGGTTTGTTCTGAGAATCCTTGTATCATAAATTACCATTTATAATCCATGTCAACAACAGAATGCCAGTAGCCCGGATAAACATGAGGCAAGTCACAGACTTTCTTTACAGACTCTTTCCAGTACACCGTTGGGAATCTTCCACGTTCTTTTTCTGCTTGCATCATTTCATGGTGTACTTCGCAAACAAACTCATTGAGTTCTGTTTTGTCGTAGTAATCTTTACCTACCCCACTACGCAAGCCTATCTTATAATGGTCACACCATCTGATAGAATCATGAATGACATCAAGAGAACTTTCAAAGTCAATGATCGGCTCTATAGAAGCCCAAGTCTTGAAGCCAAGACATTTCAGATACTCCATAGCCTGAATACGCTCAGAGTTTGTTGTCGCTCCAGGCTCCATATCGTCACGGCCTGTAAGAGTGAATCCGAAATGGAATAGATTCTTCTTTGTACTATCTCCATTTAAGAACTTCTGATTAAATACGTCGTAGAATGGGAATTTTCCATTCTTGGTGAGCACCATTACAGGAATATCATTAGAGTTACAGAACTCAAAAGCCATCCATGTAAGTTGCATCGTTTCATCAACACACGGATCTGTACTGAATGAGAAGAATATTCCTGTTTTACGCAAATAATCCATGTGCTTATCGCATTCACGGATAAAAGCGTCAAGAGCCTTTGTCTTGATACCGCCAAAACAAGACTTCAACTTTACTTCTGTTCCACCCATCGCATGACTGAGGACACCACGCTTGAGATAACAATACTCACAGTTGTGCGGACAGCCAGTAAAGAAATTGCATCCTACTGCCGCATACTCCCTTGCAGCACCTTTGGGCGTGTAGAGAGCTTTTCCGTTTATGATTATTTCTTCCATGATTGTTTGGTTTACTACGGGAGAGTTTCTATTTTACGAATAATCTGAATACTACGGATTCCGTTGTAGTCAATGAGCCGTGAATACGGGTAGTTCTTTACTTTCTCGTATTCAGGCTGAGGATCAAACACGATATTGTAATCAATGTCGCAAAGTACACTGTGCAAATGATCGATAGGATGCTCACTTGGGTTGGTGTACTTTGGCGAGTACACACAAGCAAGGAAAAGGCCGTTTATGCCATGTTCAGGCT